ACAAACCCAAGTAGTACCGCGATAAGGATATACGGAATAGAAGAATACATTATTACAAGTGTATAATATAAGATGCCAGGTGGTTTGATGCAGCTAACTGGGTTTGGCGCCCAAAACGTATTCGTCAATGGAAATCCATCCATGTCCTACTTCATGAAAATGTACAAGCGAAGCACCAACTTCGCGATGGAGCATTTTCGCCTAGACGTGCGAAATGTCACTGATACTACGATTCCGCAGGCAGGGCTGAAGACGTTCCGGTTCAAGGTTCCTCGCTATGCGGACCTTCTACACGACTGCTATGTCTGTGTGGATCTCCCCGATATCTGGTCTCCCATCTCCATGTACAACCAGTTTGGCGAAGGCATTCCCTACGAGTTTCAGTGGATTCGCAACATTGGGTATAACCTCATCTCTGAAGCATCTGTGCTCTTCAACGGCACCCCTATTGTGACAATGACCGGAGAGTGGATGAAAATCCTGAGCTACCTTCGCAAAGATGCAACCAAGCGCGAGATTCTAGATCGTATGGTCGGCAATACTGAAGATGTCTATGATCCCGCGAACGCCAACGGACGCACCAATCAGTACCCGAATGCTCTCATGACAGGAAATGGAACCACACCTGCACCGTCTATTACAGGTCGGCAGCTGACAATTCCACTACCTTTCTGGTTCTGCGAGGAGATTGCACAGTCTATTCCTCTTGTAGGTCTTCCACAGACTGAGGTTGAGATTTCCGTAACGATCAACAGTCTCTATAACCTTTTTACCATCGCCGACGTCAATCCTGTAAGCCCGACATTTGGACAGCGGATTATCGGAACGCCTGGCGACAATGCTGCGGGTGTCCAGAACTTCCTGGCCTACCCCGATCGTCAAGGAAACTCCACCAATCGCGCTCTCCTCACCTGGAACCTTAACCCCTACATAGAAGCCAACTACATCTTTACTACGGATACGGAGCGCGCATTCATTGCAAGTCATGAGCGAACGTTCCTGATCACAGAGGTTCGCTATGTGAGGAACGAGAAGCAGTATGGCATCAATAATCTAGAGATACCCATGTACAATCTCTGCACTCGCGTGGTTGCCCTGTTCCGTCGCAACGATCGTACTCTCATCAACGACTGGGATAATTACACCAACTGGGATACGTTAAACTCTCCTCCTATCGATACAACCTCTGAAACGGTGCCAGCCAATACTCTGTATAGCAGCGGAGCCCTCATTGCCAACAATATGGGTCAGCAGGATATTTTCATGGAGGGAAATCTCATGCTTGATGGCAAGGATCGTTTCAGTACCAAGAACAAGAACTTTTTCCGCAATATCCAGAATTTCAAGTTTTCGTTGGGCACAACAAACAATATTCCTGGAATCTATACCTACTCTTTTTCTCTGGATCCCGATCAAATCACACAGCCAAGCGGGTCTCTCAACGGTTCCATGTTTAATCGCACGGTCTTTCAATATACCCTCCTGACTCCACTCACGCTTGTCACTGATGCATCGCTGTCACAGCCTCCTATCTGCGTCGTGAAATCGACAGTATTCAATCCGAACCCTACGCCTGTTGGAGGAGCAGCAACGATATCACCTACACCCGGTGTCGCACCAGCACTACAGCCCGGACAAACTCAGTTACTCTACCCCGTCCCCACGAATCGTTCCATTCAGTTCGGAGCATACACTTCTATGGTCTATGTTGAGTCCTACAACTTCCTCAAGGTTACAAATGGAATAGCAAATCTTGTATTCAATACATAATGGGCAACGACGATCCAGTCCCCGACATTCAACCCGAAGGTTCGTCAGTCAGCAATCTTCCCGAAGATACGGCTCCGCTTGTCAGCAATGCAAACCAGTATTTCGCGTATGCGCTTACAATGGTTGGCATTTTTCTCTATTATCGTCTAGCGTGGAGCGCTATGGAGGCTGTTTTCTTCACGAATTCGGAACTGCTGAAGAAGTATTCCAGCTTCCTCTTCTACATGTGGCTAGTCCCAATTGTTGGGCTCGTGTCATCTATTGTGAATCCGTCGCTCACGGGAACAGCTAGCTGGACAACGACTATTCTCATTGTAGGCTCAATTCCGTTGTCTGCATGTTTTCTGTATGTTCTTCTGTTTGGAATGCCGAAGATACCGACCCCGGCTGCAGTGTGAGCAGTTCATCCATCGCGCGAGTCGGATCCTCAAAGTTCCTGAACAGAATCTGATTGACTTCGGCAGGACTCCACTTTTCATCGATGGATTCGTTCTCGAAAATTGGGTGTCCCGACAGATCGGCAATATCGTAGAACCCACAGACCATCTCCTGAATAATTTTGCGCGAACACTTCTTGAACTGTATGATCATATCAATGCGCCCCGGGCGAATAAGAGCACGATCAAACCGTTCAGGGAAATTAGAGGTAAAGACCACGATACGGCCGCTAGACTCCAGCGTACCATCTAGAAGGTTCAGGAGAAACGAGAGATCAATCGGGTCCTTGATGATATCGTCATCAGCTTCCGGGGCAAAAGGATCTTTGGGCTTCTCCACTACAGGCTTCTTCCATTTGCGCTCGAGGAGTACATCGCCCATCGCATCAGCATCCTCAATGATATACACGCGCTCCGAAATTGGGATCGTGTATTTCTCCAGATTCGTCCCGTTATAGACGTAGATCTCATCGCTGAAAAAGAGATGACGTAGTTGAGTCTTGGTCTTGATCTCCGACAGCTGGATATTGACGGGATGACGACGAGCCACATTGGCAATCGCCTTGATCTCCGACGTCTTGCCGGTGCCCGGGGCTCCGTGGAAAAGGAATCCCAGCGTGTATGGAATACCCTTCTTCTCGTACCACGACCGATTCTCCAAGAAGAACTTGACACGCTTCTTGACCACCGGCTGCTCCTCAAAATATACATTCTCAAACGTGCGCGTAGTAGAGAACTTGTGCTTACTATACACGAGGTAGCTCGTGGGCAGGGGATTCTGGGTTGAGCGCTTCCCTTTACCTCCAACGACCTGGTCAAAGAAGTAGAGATCGTTTCCAAGCTTGTTCAACATACGACGCTCATAATCCTGGTTGCACGAATCTACAAATGCTTGCAGGGTCTGAATGGGATGGTCGTAGCATGAAAGTTGGAACTTGATGTTCTTGATATTCCCCTCCTCGATCTCCACATGGGTGAGGGTAAAGTAGATGTCCTCGGACAACCGAACTGGCTCAAACTCGTAAGGAAGATAGTCATGGTTAGCAATAGACATCAGCCGGCGGGTCGCGGGAGAACAGGCGACGTAATGGATAACAGCATCCATGCGAGTGAGGAACTGGGGAGCCTGTCCTTTATTCTGTTGAGGAGGCGGTCCGCGCTCACACTCAATGACGGCGGATGGCTCGCGGTTGGGCTTGGTTATCCCTGGCTGGGATGTTCGGCGGCGGCAAAGGATCGCCGACCACCAAGGGTAGGTCATGACCGCGCGTTCGTAGAGATTGAGTCCTAGAAAATTGAGAAGCGGTGTCCATCCCGACTTTCCTGCCGAACTCACCATTTGGTACAACATCCCCATACGAACAATCTCCTGAGGATTCATTTGAGTATTCCCCACAAACTATGGTTAAACTATTTAACGATGGTGAAGCACTTGTCGAGTGTCGCACCTCCCTCATGAACAGGTTTGGATCGCTTGAGACGGAGCTGCTGAGATGCCTTATCCACCGTTTCGTTGGTCAGGGACACATACGACTTGATATCCTTGGTCGTCGCCTGGGTATTCACCGAAGGGATGTACAGCCGAACGGGAGGCATGGCGATCTGTAGAGGCTTCGTGGAATTATAGACAAACTCCCGATACTGCTGGATATCGAGGTTGCCCCCAAACAGACGGAGGACACGCTTGTCGGGCGCAGGAAAAATGTCCTTCCCGACGTAGAGAGCCGAATACATGGCCCGCAGTAGCGAATGACGGCGCCACTTTTCTGACTCGGACAGTTCAGAGTCCTTATAGATGTAGGCAAGGGCGCACTCGGGGCTGCAGTAGTTTCCCTCGGCAGTGTGCATGTTGGTATAGACATCATAGTAGATGGGAACTACAAATGAGCTCCCCGAAAACCCGTGGCAGCACCAGAAACAGGCAGTGCCCTTGGGATACTCCTTCTGCAGGTGGAGCTTCGACATCAGGTCGTGAATAATACTCTCATCAAACCGCCGCTCGCGGGTCTCCGTCTCATGTAGAATCTCCGAATACTGTGTTGCTCCAGCAGCTCCAGATGGCAGGGGAGTTCCCGCCTGCTCCGATTCCATCTCAAAGTCCTTCCCAATCCGCAGGAAGAAGATCACAGGTGGTAACTCAACTTTCACCTCCTCCCCCTTCTTTGTCTTCTTTGTGCGAGGGGGCATTTTATATGTATGAGTTGATTCCTCTTAAACAAAACGTCAAAAACGGACCATTTACCAAGGGGGCTCAAAGAACGATACACATCTCAAATGGCAGACGGTTCCGCATACAAGAAGCACACGCATCGCGAGCACATCCTATCTCTTCCCGACACCTACGTCGGTTCTATCGAGACATGTGCCGAGGAGATGTATGTCGTGGAAGGCGAGGCGTTTGCGCTCAAGACGATCAAGCACTTCAATCCTGGATTCTACAAGCTGTTTGACGAGATGCTGGTCAATGCCCACGATCACGTGGTGCGGATGCGGCAACGCAACTCGGCAAACCCGGTCAAGAACATCACAATTTCAATTTCAGCGGACAACAAGACGATTACGGTGGAGAATGATGGCGAGGGCATCGATGTCGTAGAGCACGCAGAGTACAAGGTCTGGGTTCCCCAGCTGATCTTCGGCGAGCTCCTGACTTCCACGAACTACGACAAGGACGAGAAGAAGCTGGTGGGCGGCAAGAACGGCTACGGCGTGAAGCTAGCGAATATCTTCGGCAAGCGCCTGACGGTGGAGACCGTAGATGCAGTCCGGGGCAAGAAGTATATCCAGACGTGGGAGGACAACATGACGAAGGTTCTGCCTCCCAAGATCTCGGCATCCAAGGTGAAGCCGTACGTCAGTGTCGCCTGGAGCCCTGACTTTGTTCGCTTCGGGATGACGGAGGTGACGCCTGAGCTGGTGAGCGTGTTCCGCCGGCGGGCGAGCGATCTGGCGATGACGGTTGGAAAGGACGTCAAGGTGCATTGGAAGCATGGCGAGGCGGACAAGGTCACGATCAAGTGCCGCGACCTGAACATCTACGCACAAGAGTTCGTTGGGACTCCCGTGGTGTTCCATAGCGGTCCGCGCTGGAGTGTGGCGGTGGCGGATACGCCGATTGACCGGCATCTGCAGGTGTCGTTCGTGAATGGTATCTGGACGTCCAAGGGCGGGACGCACGTGGATTACATTGTGAATCAAGTGGTGGCGAACATCGCCGAGTATCTGGAGACCAAGAAGAAGATCAAGGTGAAGCCGTCGCTGATCAAGGAGAACCTGGCGATCTGGGTGACGGCGGAGGTGGAGAATCCGTCGTTCAACTCGCAGACCAAGGAGACGCTCACTACGAAGAGCACGGCATTTGGCTCGACGTGCAAGCTGCCGGAGGAGTTCTTCAAGAAGGTGCGGGCAAAGTTGGAACTGGTGGATACACTCATCATCAGCCAGAAAGAAAAGGATGACAAGGAAAATAAGAAGTCAGATGGAAAAAAGCAAAGCAAAATCTACGGCATCCCAAAACTTGAAGACGCTGCTTGGGCTGGAACAGCGCGCGGCTCCGACTGCACCCTTATCCTCACCGAGGGTGATTCAGCTAAAGCAATGGCACTCAGCGGCCTTACGAAAACTCAGCGTCAGTCTTTCGGCGTGTTCCCTTTGCGGGGGAAAATAATGAATGTGAAGGACTCTGCGGCATCTAAGGTGGAGCTGGTGAAGGAGATCGCCGAGCTCAAGAAGATTGTGGGTCTGGAGTCGGGGAAGGCGTATCAGGACACAAAGTCGCTCCGCTACGGGCGCATTCTAATCATGACCGACCAGGACTACGATGGGTCGCACATCCGTGGCCTGCTGGTGAATCTGTTTCACGAACTCTGGCCTGAGCTCTTTGCTCTGCCTGGGTTCTTGACCTACATGGCGACGCCGATCGTGAAGGCGGTAAAGGGAAAGGAGACAATTACATTCTACACGCAGTACGAGTACGAACAGTGGAAAGCGGTTCCGCGATCGGGCTGGGCGATTCAGTATTACAAGGGTCTGGGCACTTCTACGCGCGATGAGGCACAGGAGTATTTCAAGGACATGAACATCACGCGGTTCCGCTGCACGCCCGAAGAGAGCAGCAAGTCTATTGATCTGGCGTTCAACAAGTCTCGAGCCGACGACCGCAAGGTGTGGCTGCAGGGTCATTCACCGGCGAACATCGTTCTGCCATCAGCGGACAAGACTCTGCCCTACGAGGAGTTCGTGCATCGCGATCTGATCCACTTCTCGTATTACAATCTGGAGCGTTCCATCCCGAGTGCGATGGACGGTCTCAAGACATCTCAACGGAAGATTCTGTTTGGGTGTCTCAAGCGAAAGCTGACCGACAAGGTCAAGGTCGCACAGCTGGCGGGGTATGTCAGCGAGCACGCGGGTTATCACCATGGCGAGATGTCTCTCAACGAGACGATCATTGGTATGGCGCAGGACTTCATGGGGTCCAACAATGTTCCGTGGCTGGTCCCGAAGGGTCAATTTGGAACGCGGCTGGAGGGCGGCAAAGATAGTGCTGCATCTCGTTACATCTTCACATACCTTCAGCCATATATGAAGCATCTGGTTCCCATGGACGATCTGCCGTGCCTGACATATCGCGATGATGACGGGCTGTCGGTGGAGCCCGAGTGGTATGCGCCCGTTCTGCCCATGCTGCTGGTGAATGGTGCGCGCGGTATTGGCACCGGCTACTCGACGGTCATTCCGTCGTATAATCCGGAGACGCTGAAGGATGTATTGCAGCGTTGGCTGAAGGGTGAGCATGACGAGACTATCCTGAAGCAGCAGGTCTTGGCTCCGTGGGCGCGCGGGTTCAAGGGTAAGATTGAGAAGGTGGCGGACGATTACGTGGTCACTGCTGCCTATACGTACAACCAGAAGACACGGACGGTGGTGGTGACCGATCTGCCGGTGGGCTACTGGACAGGTGATTTCAAGAAGATGCTGGACGGCTACTGCGAGAAGAAGGAGGTGGTCAAGGATTACACAGATACCTCGACGGACTGTGATGTGCATTTCGAGGTGGTGCTGATGGAGGATCTCCCGATGGCTCAGATGGAGAAGGTCTTGGGTCTGACCGACAAGATCAAGACGACGAATATGCACGCGTTTGATCCCTCGGGCAAGATCAAGCGCTACGACTCTCCCAATGACATCCTGGTAGAGTATGCCCGTGCGCGTCTGGATCTCTACGGCAAGCGCCGTGAGAACATCCTGCGCGAGCTGAGGGCCAAGCTGCCGTGGCACACCGAGGTCGTCAAGTTCCTTACGCTCATGTGCAACGATGTCATTGACCTGCGCAAGAAGTCGATGGATGCGTGCCGGACGATCTTGAAGGCCCACGATCTCCATGACACTGACGGACTGCTGAAGCTGCCGTTCAGTAGCATTACGCAGGAGAATATTGACAAGCACCAGGCAGAGCTTGACCGCTTGAACAAGGCGATCGCAGACACGGAAGGTACAACGCCTTCCGACTTCTGGATTCGGGATTTAGGTAATCTGGTAGTATAATAACTAACAGATGGACTCTAATTACCTGCGAATCCTGCAGGAGACAGACTACGCGGCTCGGGATGAATACTCGGACCCCATGTCGGCACTGCTAGCCATTCGGAGTTCCGAACCGATTGACGACGAGGTGGATAAATATGGAAATATTAAGACGGGTGTCCCGGATCCGCGTCTAGCCTTTGCACGCACACGGAACGAAGAGATGATGCCGACGGAACCAGAGAAGGCGGCACCAGCTGAGGTAGAAGAAGAGGAGGGGGACGTTCTGACATCCCTCATCCAGACCGCTCCCGATATGATTGCGGTGAAACGCTATGTTATCATTGATACATCTGTGCGCGATTGGACAGTGCAGGCAGATGCATACTCAAATATTTTTTCATTTGGATCGGCTGCCGCTTCGTCTGCTTCAAACTTGACGGCACAAGTTCCATTCTATTTTAACAATCCAACAATTCCGTTGGCAGCGTATGAAACATCGCACTCGACTCTTCTGAATGTCAGAATGACTGGACAGGTAACCGCAGTTCCTAACAATCGTTCGCAGATATTTGGTCCCGGAGAAAAACAACCTGCATATTTCAATGTTACAACTGGCGCAACGTATCGCCCAGTCTATGGCTGGAAGTATATCACGAGCAACGGAACAATTCTTCATACTCCAGATGCGTATTCTCCTACTAGCGCAGGGGTAAAGATAAACTATTTTCCAGTATTTAATCCCCAAGATCCAGCGGGTGGCCAGGTTGGAATTGATACTTACCCCGGACAGCAGGCGAACATGAATATATATGCAACTCAGCTTCCGTTATCTAACATTACAGAGATCAGCCTTGTTCGCGCAACCCTGCCTGTTCGGGGAACACAGCCATATGGATCTGCAACATTTGGAGGAAATCTCTTGTATCCCGACTGCCTGCACGGAAAGCCATACCTCTTGATGAATATTGCGAACATGCAAGGACAGTACTATGGCGGCTCCTACACTGCTCAAAAATCATTCTCTGTTCTCACTCAGAATACCCGAACCCTCTACGATGGACAGTGCAATTACCCCGCACAATATTCGGACTACTATCCCTTTTCCAAGGAGAAGTACCTGTTTGATCCGCCACTGGCTCAGTTATCGAATGCAGATATCCAGATTTACGACAGCGGAGGCATAGCATTCACGCAGACGGATAACATGCAGGTTGTGGATATGGTCTTCCAGGGAACTGGAAAAGTTAAATTCTTTATTACACAGAATGCTCTGGTATCTAACGCATTTGGAGACAGCAATGTCTTTATTAAAAGCAGTATTCGTATTGGAGATGATATCAAGTTTTATGGACCGACACTAACACGTATCTTGTCCGATCCGTCGGCGACAACAGCTCTTCGCGCTGCATTCGCATATCTTTCCAATGATTTTATTGTCACCGACATCTGTTCATCCGACTTTATTCCTTCCAATATCCTGTCAAGCTGTGATGTAGGAACATCCTTCACTGCTGTTCCCAAATTAGTAGGAGGTGTTGCAGGTATTTCAAATGCATTTGTCGCTTTTTCCAACGTCTCGTCCTCTACACCGAACGTCTGCCTCCAGAAGTATAATATCAGCAGTGCCGGGTTACCCTTTGTAGCGAATCGAACGTTCTCTCAGGACTACCCCCTTCCTCTCATGAACAAGAACATGCAGGCAGCCTATGTTATGGAAATCACAACACTGCAGCCGAATATAAAGGTCCTGAAGAAAAACGGCAACTAAGTAATAATAATGGATCCGAAGCGTGGAGAGCTCTACCCGAAACAGAGTCCTGACCTGGCGAACCTTTACAAGAATACTGCTATCCCTGGTGCCCCGAAGCACAATGGTCTAGTTCCCAATCTCGGAGATCCCGAGACACGGGCGTCCCAGGCATTCAAGCTGTTCCAGACACACTACGAGGATCCTCGCCTTGCTTACGGCTCCAAGTTCAACCAGCAGGCGACTATCCGCATTCACACGGCTACCCCCGTGAATCAGGCCTTCTTCTCCGAGGCGAATATCCAGTATCTCCAGACAGAGATCCGCTACCGTGTATGGGCTAAGAGCGGTAAGAAGCATGTAATTGATGCGCAGCGCCCCGACGATCTTAAGACCATCATGCGGTCCTACTACCTCCAGTACTCCAACAATGTTCCTGGTCAGGAGGCGAAGGAGGTCAATGACCTGAATGAGCGCGTCCTCGTCTTCTGTGTGGATGATGTTCTAGGATCTATCAATATGTACCTCTACAATCGCAACCAAGTGCAGGAGTACCCTGAGCAGATCAGCCGCCCGATCAACCCTCACATCGTGGGAACCAAGTCTGCGGAATTCAAGTCCTTTTTTTAGAGCAGCGACGTAGTAATGCTTCGCAAGTTCCAAGAACGCATATACGGAAAATGCCCACAAGGAATTCTCGTCTGGGAATCATCGTGGGACTCGTTTCGACCAACTGAAAAAATCGTATGGAATCCCCAGACTAAACGCGTTGAGCCATTTTATGGCCAGTACTGCTCTGAACTCTTCGATGTGAATTATGGTTATGGGGATCACGAAGATATGTGCTCTGCCTTTACCGATGAGCATATCGAGGAGGTGGAGACTGCCCCTGAATGCGGCGACATTGATGAGTTCTGGACATGGACGGGACAGACGATGGAGTGGTTCTATGACCGCCCAGTCTGCACCCACCCGTGCGCTCGAAAGCCCACACGCAACGAGTACCTCTCCATCATGAACCTCCGCGCCCGAACGGCTCGTCGCATCCCGCGTCAAATACGGGGAACATTTAAGCAGAGGAATCGTAAGTAAGTAATGCGCATCAACGTTATTTCATCGCACCGTAACCACACGGGTCTGTCCCAGGACGCCGACCTGCTGCAGGGTGTCTGGTTCTCCGCCGACGAGACTGTGAAGTTCCGCCGTATTATAGTCGCGCAACCAGAGTGCGAGGAAGCCGAGTACAATGTGTTTCTAGAGGTGTTGAACCCGTCCCTCTTTACCTACGCCGCCAAGAACATCTTTATCCCGAATCCTGAATGGACGTACAAGACCTGGGCATCATACTATCACGACATTGATGAGATCTGGTGCAAGACTCGCGAAGCCGTAGAGCTTTTCACGCCTCTTCATCCCAACGTCAAGTACATTGGATGGTCGTCGATTGCCAAGGGTATCCCCGACAAGAAGAACTACCACAAGGCGCTGGTTCTTACGGGCAAGAATATCTATCGCCATCCCCAGCTGATTGTAGATGCGTATGTCCTGGCCAAGGAAAAGTCAATTAAGCTCCCCGAGCTTCATGTAGTGTATGACGGATCTCGCCTACGCGTGGATGTCCCTGAGTCACTTCGCAAGCTAGTGATCCTACACTCGGAAACACTCAAGCAGACTGAGTATGATGCCCTCCTGCAAGAGTGCGGTCTAGCGATCTGTGTGAGTGGAGCTGAGGGGTTCGGACACGCAGTCAATGAAGCTGCCTCTACGGGCTCCATCCTCTTGCTGAACGATATCAAGCCGTTTGAGGAGTTTGAGTACCCGGGGACTGTCTGGGTTAAGACCGAGCAGACTGTTCCCCATCCCGAGTGCCTGGGTGTCATCAAGAAGACCAATCCTGAGGCGGTGGTGGAGGCTCTCCAAGAGTATTCGGTGAAGAAGTTCAGCGATCGGAAGGAGATGGGCGGGCAGAATGCGGACAAGTATGTGGATCGCCAGAACGACTGGGTGAGCAAGATGCAGACCTTCCTGAAGACCTACTCTACTGCGGACGAGTACTCTGTTGATAAGACAGCTGTACCCGAAGATGAGCTTCCGGGTGTCACGATTGTTACGCCTACGCGCGACCGCCAAAAGTTCATGGAGATCTGTGCGGGATGTGTGTCTTCGCAGTGCTATCCCCAGGACAAGCTTGAGTGGATTGTTCTGGATGATGGCAAGGATACCTCCGAGGAGTTTGTGAAGAGCGTTCCATTCGGTCGGCACGTCTATGTCATGGCTGGTCATACGATTGCCTGGAAGCGTAATATGGGAGCACAGATTGCCAAGTTCCCTGTGATCATCCATATGGACGACGACGATATCTATCCACCAAACAGCATTCTGTTTCGGGTGAGTATGATGCTTCGTGCAAAGAAGAGTGCCGTGTTCTGCACCACTCTTCCATCCTACGATATTGCCAATTATACTTCGTTTGTGAATGTGCCCCCGATGCGCCTGCCGCAGTGTATGCGCGTCTCAGAGGCGACGATGTGTTATACGAAGAAGTTCTGGGAGGAGCGTGGCTTCCCCGAGGATGTGAAAATCGCAGAGGGAGAGTCGTTCATCAAGGGTCGTGAATCCGAGTGCCGCGAGCTGTCGCCTCAGGAGATCATTGTGAGCCTGGTACATCCAAGGACTACCTCCAGCCGCCGCGTCCCGAAGGGTACGGAACCCAACGGATGCCACTTTGGATTCACTGAGGATCTATTTAAAATGCTATCCAGCATCGGCGAGTACCTCAAGACAACTGTGTAAGAACATACATTTTTAGCGGTAAAGCAGTTGCTCTACCTAAAAAATGTTAGATTTAAACCTCTACCGGCGGCGCGCAGCCGTCTTCAGCGCCTGGCCCGCCTTCTTCGTGCGGCGACCGGCCTTCACCGCATCCTGGCCCGCCTTGACGGCAGTCTGGCCCGCGCGCGCGACCTGGCCCGCCTTGGCAACCTGGCCCGCCTTCACGGCCATCTGGCCCGCCTTCACGGCCTCCTGGCCCGCCTTGACCAGCTGACCCGCCTTGGCGACAACCTGGCCAGCCTTGCGCGAGCGACGAGCACCCTCCTGGCCTCCACGGCGAGACCGGCGGCGGCCACCCTCCTCCTGGCCGCCGTAGTAGGAGCCACCGTCCATTTCAGGCATCTCCTCCTGACCTCCACGGTGGCGGCGGCGGCGACCACCCGTCGCAGCCTCCTCCTCCTCCTGACCTCCACGGTGGCGGCGACCACCGACCTTTGCGGCGCCAACAGGGAACGCACTAGATGAATACCAAGATCCGGACATTGTTTATACTTGAATAGATAGAATTTTTTACGCCGAGCAGGTCAAACATTCGGGCGGACGAACATCGGGGTCAACTGTGAATTTTTGCGCAGACGCGACGGCCTTGGTTCTCAAATAATAACATCCAGTCTTGAGCCCTTTCTTCCACGCATAGACGTGCATCGACGAAATACGCGCATAGGTTGGATCAGCAACAAACAGATTGAGAGACTGGGACTGGCAAACAAACGGGGCGCGGGCAGCAGACATGTTGATAATCGTCTTCATGGGAATCTCCCATGCCGTCTTGTATCGCTCTTGCAGTTCGGCGGGAACTTCCGCGATACCCTGAACACTCCCATTGTTTGCAATGATGGAGGTCCGCATATCAGGGTTCCAGAGATTCAGTTCAATAAGATCCTGAACGAGGTACTTGTTGAGAACCATGAAATCGCCAGCGAGAACGTGGCGAACATACAGATTGCTGGTAAAGGGCTCAAAGCACTCATTATTGCCCAGAATCTGTGATGTGGATGCGGTAGGCATCAGGGCAATGGAGAGAGAGTTACGCAGACCGTTTGTCTTGACCTTCTGCCGAAGAGCTGTCCAGCCAAGCTCTTCTGTGAGGGGGGTGACTCGCCAAAGATCAGGCTGGAGAATACCTTCGGCGGCAGGAGAGTCCCAGAACAGAGGATACTCACCCTTCTCAACCGCCAGATCCGCCGATGTATCCAGAGCGGCATAGTAGATATGCTCAAATATACGCTGATTTACATCGGCAGCCGCATCGGATGTCCATGCGAGCTTCATCTTCGCCAGAACATCCGCGAGTCCTTGCACGCCAATCCCGATTGGGCGGTGGCGCATATTCGATCGCTCAGTTTCGGGAGTGGGATAGAAATTACGGTCGATCACCTTGTCGAGATTGCGAGCCAGGATTGACGTGTAACGCCGTAGGGCATCGTAGTCGTATGACCCATCATCTTTGACAAACTTGGTCAGGGAAATACTGCCGAGATTGCAGACTGCCGTCTCGTCGTCCGTTGTGTATTCCATAATCTCAGCACACAGATTGCTGGATTTGATCGTTCCCAGATTCTTCTGATTGGACTTGGCGTTTGCCGCATCCTTGTAGCACAGGTAGGGTGTCCCAGTCTGGATCTGTGCATCTAGAACCATCTGCCAGAGCTTCTGGGCCGGAACCGACTTGCGCCCCTTTCCCGCCGCCTCGTACTTGCAATACAGCGCCTCAAACTCCGCGCCATGGACATCCGCCAGCCCCGGGCACTCGTTCGGGCACATCAGCGTCCAGTTCTCGTTCTTCTCCATTCGCTTCATGAAGAGATCGGGGATCCAGAGTGCATAGAAGAGATCACGCGCACGATCTTCCTCGGCTCCCGTATTCAGCTTCAGACGCAGGAAATCCTCAATATCCGCGTGCCAGGGCTCAAGGTACACTGCAAACGACCCGTTGCGCTTACCCCCCTGATTGACGTACCGAGCCGTGTCGTTATAGACTTTCAGCATCGGCACAATCCCCGTAGATTTGCCGTTAGTTCCCTTGATGGTGGAGTTCTTAGCCCGAATCCGGTGGATCGCCAGACCAATGCCACCAGCCCATTTGGAGATCTGGGCACAGTCGCTGAGCGTCTCATAGATCCCCTTGATAGAATCGCTCTTCATATCCAGGAGGAAGCAGCTGGACAACTGAGGGTGGGGAGTTCCCGCATTGAACAGCGTAGGCGTCGCGTGAATGAAGTAGCCGAGGGAGAGGGCATCATACGTCTCGCGAATACGATCGAGATTCGGGATGTACTGGATAGGATATCCGTAGTGCTCTGTTACGTACTCATCAGTATGGATCTCAATGGCTACGCGCATCCACATATGCTGAGGGCGCTCCACGACCTTTCCATTGACTTTATGGAGATAACTCTTCTCCAGCGTCTTGAACCCAAAGTAATCAAATAGATCAAAGTCGCGATTGTAATCGATCATCTGCTGGATAGCGATATTTGCAGCCACATCATGAACCTTCTGGGAGATTACACCCTCGGCAAAGAGTTCGATAACACACTCGGCAAATGTGGCAGGCGTATTCTTGTGATGGTTATCAATTGCAATACGCGCTGCCAGCTTTCCGTAATTGGGATGCCCACGACCCACCAACATGGCAGCCGTCTCTGCTGCGAAATCATCAAGTTCAGCGGTCTTAATACCGTCTTGGATCTGGGTGCAGACCTTTTGTGCGACAATTGTGGGATTCACATGGTCCAGTCCATCGGCAAGAGTCTGGATACGGTGAAGAACCTTGTCGAACGATACGTCCTGACGAGACCCGTCGCGCTTGATTACGTACATTCTTATAGGTTATGGCGACCTTGTTTTTAAACTTGTCCGTTTTTGATATTTACGGAAATGT